GTTTAACCCTCCCGGCAACACACAGAGGAGAACACACGGGCGGATAGTACGACGACCATCTGCCGGATGCAACTACTCCTCGGTGACACCCGGATTCGCCATCCGGTTGAGCGCCATCATCTCCTCGATGGCACTCTGTCGGACACGCTGGTCTTGGTGCATATACCGACCCATGAACTCCTGATCGGCGAACAGCGAGGCCACCTTGTTCTTGGCCTGCGCCGGTGTCAACGCACCACTCGACGGGGTATCACTACCCACGAAGTCAGCCTCGCCGAACTTGGCACCGATGGCGTGGAACAGCTTCATCACCTTTGCGGTGCCGATTGCCCGTTCGAGCGAGTCGAAGGTCGCCTCGTCGATTCCGGCTTCCTTGCCGAACTTTAGCACCGCCCGCTTGGCGAGCTCCTCGTTCTGCGCAGCAGCCGCGCCCCACTCGCCCTTGAGCGCCGAATACTCGGCCTCGGACTGCTTGGAGAATGCCTCGTCAGCCGCCTCAATGCGCGTACTCGATGCCTGATTCCACCACTCGGCGAGCCCCTTGGCCTGCTTCGTGGTGAGCCCGAGCTCGTGCAGCACCGGAGCCGCAGCCTGCGCGAACGAACCGTCATCGCCCTCCGGCACCGGCAGCTCGTACTTGTCGGCGCTCTCCGGGCGACCGAGCCGGTTGTAGACCGCGCTCCACCCGTCAGCGTCATCATCGGACTTGGGGGCGAGAATGGTGCGACCGGCCTTGTCAGCGCCGAACACCTTCTCGAGGTTTTGATAGGACAGAAGTGCGTCAGCCGGTCCCTTCCACCCCTTCGCCTTGACCAACTCGCCGAGCTGGCCCGTAGTGGTGGGATCGAGACCCTCCGGCGCGTACCATGCAGGAGCCGCTGCCGGAGCAGTCGGGTTGCCTGCGGGTGCAGACCCTTGTTCGTCACTCATCTCTGAAGTCCTCTTGCAGATTGGTCAAGGTTCTCTCATCCAGGTGCAGCGCCTCGACAATCATCTGCACCGTCTCCTGTCGGCCAACCATCCGGCCAACTTGGAACATGTCCACCTGCGCACCGGGCGATGCCGGAGGCTTTCCAAGCCTCGCAAACCGCTTCAGGTGCGCGAGAACTATCTGGCCATCTTCTGACAACTCGTTGCTGCCCGGAGCCATGAACAGCCGCTTGTATGCCCGACTGCGCCACAGCACCTGCCGGATACGCGCCATCATCAGATTCATGCCTTGCCCCATTGTTTGAAGTGTACGCCACCGCAGCGCATTACGCCGCCGAGCAGATCACGGATGGTCGGATGACCGCAGCCATACCCCTGACCGTTCCAAGGGCAGAGCCAGACGCATCCCCAACACGCTTGCGGAACCTGCCACTTAGTGTCACTCACACCTTCTCGCCCCGGAACCAGACGGCACCGGCCTCAAACACGGCGAGTTCGGGCTGCAAGAGCCGCCCGTCGCGGAAGGTCAGCACCGCGAACCCCGACGCCCAGTTGTGCGGCGCGGCCTCGGTGTAGTTGAACTGCGGCCCGTGGATCTCGGCGAGCGTCCCGGTGTCGACGCCGTAGCGCCTGCCGCGGTAGTCGGCCCATGCGGTGCAACCGAGCTTGTGCAGGTGGCCGTGGACATAGTGGGTGCCGGACTTGAGGACGCTGTTGTACGCCGAATGGATGCCGCCGTTGAGTGGGCGGTGCCGGATAACCGTCCAGCCCTCGGTCTCGGCGTTGATGTGCAGCGCCCAGCCGGCCCGCCACCGGGGCAGGTAGTCGAGCAGCGTCGAGCCTGGTAGCCCTTCGGCCTCCGGCGTGTTCGCCGACCAGTAGTTCTCAAACCTCGCATCGTGGTTGCCGATCGTGCGCACCAACCTCGCCCGGCCTGCCGCCCGCTCGATCTCAGCGCACCTGTCCTGCACGGCGTGGAGTTCGTCTTTCAAGGTGGGCTGCTTTTCCCACATGATGCGGGCGTGGCGCGAGATGCGAGCGCCGTCCAAGATGTCGCCGTTCAGACACACGATGTCCGGCTTGAGCGCCTTGATTGCTCGCAACATGGCCTCGTGAGCCGGACTGACCATACCCGGCCAGTAGTGGCAATCACTCGCCACGATGACGGTGCCGTTCCGGACGGTCTCGGTCATGTCGCGCTCGTACTGCTCTGCTCGAGCAGCCGCGGTTGCGTCCAGCGCCTTGGCCTTGTCGATCGTCGGCCCCTTCGTCGGACGGCTGCTGGACGATGGCATGGCGATGCCGTGCTTTTTCTCGATGGTGCGCCGCCGGAAGTACACCTGACGGATGTCTATCTTTAGCGCATCAGCGACCTTACGCGCACTTCCAAAGCGCTTCCAAGCCTCGATGATCTGCTCGTCATCTACATACTTAGGCACGGGTCACCTTGGGTTACTGTCGAAACTGGTCAGGGCCTGCTGCAAGAGCGACCCGAAGTTATCCACAAACTTCTCGTCATACGAAATCTTGTGCTTCATCTCATCAAGCACGGCATGGACGAGCTCGTGACAAAACACCTGCTGGAGTTCGGTATCGCCGAGGTCATTGCGCAGGTCGATGCGGTGCGTGGTGGGGTCCCACATGCCGACCGCCACCTTCGAATGTCGCCACTTGGCGAGCGGGACGATGCGAACCGTGATTCTGTGACCATGCAGGTGGAACTGGCGAGGTATGGCAAGCCGCTTGTAGCGGTCTACTCTAGCCACCGCTGGAGCCCCCCGAGCCGTTCGGCGTCGCGCTCGCAGGCGGCGAGGTGGAAGGCAAGAGCTGCATCAACCTCTCCCGCGTCGCTGGACTCTCCGGTGGCACCATCAACCCGGGCGGCGGTGTCGTGACCGGCACCGGGCAAGGGACAGGCTTGTGTGCGCAGCCGCCCAGCAAGGTCACGACCACGCCGGTCAGCAGCACCGAGTTTCGCCTGTAGGTCACGCTCTACCCCCTCGCGCCTTGCGATGTCAGCCCTATATGCCGCTTGTGCCGCAACCAGAGCCTCTCTCGCGGCCTTCTCAGACTTGGCGATATCAGCGGACCAGTCCGCCCTGACAGCCGCAGAGCCAGCGTCACGGCCTGCCCGGTACGCATACGAGAACCCGAACCAGCCAGCAGCAAGCAGGGCGACGGCAACCGCCGCCCAAACCTTCACGCCTGCGGCTCGCCCTTGCGCTTGGCCAGAACCGACCACACAGCAGCAGCGATCGTGGCGACAGCGCCGCCCACCGCAGCAACCGTCTCGGCATCCGCGATGCCCTTCCCGACCAAATAGCCACCGATGGCGGCAACGACAGCACGGACAATGCCCGCAACTTGTTCAGCAGTCATGATTCACCTCGCTCTGTAATACGATCAGTTGACGGATAACCGGACAGATTTCGCTCTAGGATGCTGGAAATGCGGGAACTCTCGGAACCGCTTCCACCGGCCAGCCCACTCGAGGCCAACCTCCTCGCCGAGTTTGCCGACCTTCTGCCAGACAGGGGCAGACGCAGACCAGACCGGCTTACCGCTCACCAGCGGCACGACATCCACGGCCAGACTCGCAGGCTTTCCGTTGAACCGGAAGTTGTGCATCGACTGACCGGGCTTCGCATTCGTCACCTTGAGGCCGGGCTTGGTGCGCCCCTGCGCGTACAGTCGCGCCTGCTCCTCGTCACTCCGGTAGGTGCAGGTCACAAGGATGTCGATGTCGTCATGCTTGCACGCCGAGAGAAACGCATTTACGAGCGGACGCATCAGCGGGTGCAGGTCCTCAAGTCGGCGACTGGTCATGTCAGCCGATCCCGACAGCCCGCAGCAACGCCATGCCACCGACCGTGATAGCCGCCACGATGGCGCGGTCAACCCACTTGGCCGAGTGCGAACTCTCCCACCCGGAACGTTCCAGCTTCTCAACCCGGCGCTCGATGCGCTCAATTGCCGTAAAAGCACGTTCCATCGCTTCTGCCGTCTGCAACTGGTTCTGCTCCACAAGCGCAAGTTTCGTGATGGCATCGGACAACTTGCCGAGCGCCGTCTTGATCTCGCCCACGTCTTCGTGCAACAGGTTAAGTCTGACCGCAAGGATGTCGGAATCGTTCGCCATCGATTAAATCCCGAGCACTTCACGCCGAGGCGCAGAAGCCGCAATCTGCTCGGCCCTGGCAAACCGCTCCGCAGCCTGACCCGCAAGCGGAGCAGCCGCGAGAAGTTGCTGCATCTGCGCGGCCTGCTGATCTGCCATGTCCATGGCCTCGAGCTCCTCGTCCGTCCGCAGCGCCTTGGCCGGGACATTGTTCGCCTCGGCAATGACCTTGAGTGCCTGGTCAGCGTTGATGCGCCGCAGCACCTTGATGTCCCCCGACGCTTGCGCCACCGGCAGGATGGCCTCGATGGTGCGCAGGATGCCCGCAGCCTCTTCGGCACGCATCAGCCGAGCGAGCGGGCCGGTGTACTTCGGCAGAATCTCGCCACCCGCCATCACATAGTCCATGAGCTGCGGGGGCGGCACGGGCAACGCGCCCGACGCCGAGAGCAGGTCCAGCTCGCGCTCGATGATGGGACCGATGAACTCCGACTGCTGCCGACCCATCGTAGGCCCGAGCAGCGCACCCTTCTCCTGCGCTCGCTGCATGACCTCGGTCGCCGTCATCACACGCGGACTCTCGACCAGAATCTGGAACAGCGTGACGAGGAACGAATCGTTCACCGCCCTGCGCTTCTGGTCGGCCATCTCCATCCCGATCGGCAGGTTCCCGCCAGTCATCAGGGGTTGAACCAACGGCGTACCATCCTCGCGGAGGTAGCCGTAGTTCAGTGCATTGGGGCGCACCGAGAAGGCATTTAAGGCCCCCTCCTCGGAGAGGATGAGCGGCGGGTCGACCATGCGGTGCGCCATCCGAAGCATGGTCTTTTCCATTTCCTGCAGGGACTTGATGTCGGCCAGAGCCTCCATCGCAGGTGACCGCCCATAAATCTCACGCGGGCCGGTGACATACCGACCCACCGCATACGGCATCGAGCGATAGCCCGACTCTGCCAGCAGCGCATCACCCTGCCGGGCAACATAGCGCGACATGAACTGCATCCCGTCCGCACCGGCCTTGCCCGACTTATACCCGTCGTTCGGCTTGACGCAGTGGATGAACTCGAACATGTCGTTCGCTTTCGCATCTCCCGCAGCCTTGATGCCTCTCGGGAGCTTGTCAGCCCAGCCCGGCACCTGCATCGCCTGCCGCGCCGTCAACTGGAAGCAGCGGTACACCGTGTCCACCCGACCCGTATGGTCGAGGTCGATGACGATCTCGGAGAGCGGGATGGCGCGGTACCGCAAGGTCACGCCTGGGATCTCGTCGATGAACAGCGTCGAGGTGCCGAACGCACCGAGGCTCATGTAGCACTCGAACACCTGCGAGGCGAAGTTGGCGGTCGGCGCATACCGCTGCCGGAACAGGATGTCTCGCAGGGAATCGCACCACCGCTGCACCGCCACATTCTCATCGAGCTCGGGGATGCCGGTATGCAATCCGTGCCACATCTGCGTTGCTGGTGTCAGCATCGAGTCCATCGCGGCAGAGAATCGGGGCAAGGCCCGCTGCGCCGTCGAGTCGAATATCTTCTCCGACCGCTTCTCGCCCGGTGTGCGCTGGCCGGTCATCTCGGCCATGGACGGCCAGACGCGCTCGGCAACTTCCTGCCAATGGGACTCCCATGTGCCACGAGCGCCCTTGAGCCGGTCGTAGCCTTGCAGGACGTCTTGTGCGCGTGAGTCCATCGTCACTCCCAAAGCAGGAAGTAGCCGTTCTCGAGCGCGAGATTGTCTCCGTTCTCGGCTACGAGGTTGCCAACAGGCTGGTCATCGCCCGTCCCGTCACGCCGCAGCGTCCGGTCGGCGGTGCGCTCCTGACTTCGCGGCCATGTGCGCATCAGAAGTTCGGGCTCGGGATGCGCAACGCCATGGCATAGACAGCGGTCGCGGTGGCGATGTTGCAGCGAATCTCACCCGCACCCAGCTCGAAGATGCCACCGCCAGCAGCCGTCAGGGTCGTATCGACGCCGACATCCTGCGCGGTGCCGTTCGGCCCCTTGCACTGGAGCTTGACCGTGCCGCCACCGAAGGTCGCCTCAACACGGAACTCGCCACGACCACCCGGCCATGCGAACCACGCGCCAGTCGCGCTGGCGTTCGATACGAGAACAATGCCTGTTGCCATGTCTATCTCCGATTAGGCCGCTACGGCCTTGATGACTGCGAACGTGATGACAGGCGTATCGGTCCCGGCTGATGGGACCGTGCCATTGTCGATGTTGCCGACCGAGATGGTGCATTGACCGGCGCTGACCGCGACCACCTGGACGTTGTAGTACTTGGCCGTCCCAGCCGTCAGGCCGGACTTGATGCTCGTCACCACCACGTCACCGGCCTCGATGGCGCTGTTCGTCAGCACGAACTGGTCAGCCTCGTGACCGGAGATCGACGCAGCAAAGAGCGTGATTTGCCCGCAGATGGCGTTCAACGTCACGCCGGTTGTGCGTGAGGTCGCCTGCGTGACCGCACCACCCGCGCCGGTCGCGTACCCCACGCCGCCAGAGGCCGAGGTCGAGCGAATGGAACTCGCCGCCGTCACCGCACCAGCCTTGGTCACTTGGAACCGGGCAGCACCGCCGACGAGCAGGTTGAGCAGGAACGACCCTGCGGCAGAAGCCGTGTCGGTGACATCGAGCTTGATGGCCGAGAAGGTCGTTGCGACGTTGTTCCAGACGTTCACCAAGTCCCCGACCGCAGCACCGGCCAGCGCCTTTGCGGTGACCTTCTTGGTCTCGCCTGCGCCAACATCGACGATCGGCAAGACATCGACCGGCGAGTCGAGGTCACCCTGCGCTAGCGAGCTGAACTGCGTGATCTTCTTCGTCGCCATTACATGCCGCCGCCCAGCAGTCGGGTCGTAGCGACGCCGCCCATCTGCTGGGTCTCAGGCGTGGA